CTTAAAATACCGCTTGTTCAATAAACGTCGCGAGGATCTCGCCGCATTGATCGAGCCCCTCGGACGACGGCGCGAAAAACTCCCGTTGCGGGAGATTGGTCGACGGGTTCCCTCGGTCGTGCGCTTGCGCTCCGGGGATGCCGCCGAGGTTGACCGACTTATCGATCCCGATTTGCATTTCCTTCGAGGAGAGATCGTCGAACCCTCCGGGGCCGAGGCCGAGCGCCGCGGCCTTTAGGAAACCCGTATCGTCCAACAAGGGATGCCCGTCGTCGTTCGGATCGGGTTTGCGAGGCGGCCACGCCGAACCGTCGGGGCCGGATTGATTCGCAAAGTTCTCGCGAATGCCTTCCCGAACGACGTCGCGACACTCGCCGAGGGGACGAGTGAGATCGACGCCGCGGAGTTTCTCCGGGATCGAACGGACTTCGGCGATAGCCTCCTCGGGTGTCACTACTTCAACTCCGAGCATAGGCAACGGTAGAGGCCGATAACGTGGTCGAACGCCGGCGTCGAGATAATCCGCCAACTCGACGACGGCGACGTTCGAACGATCTTCGAACCGGGAGACGGAACGACGGCCCCGAGATCCGCCGCGTCGAGTTCAATCGCAATCGTTCGGGTTTCGACGTTCAGCGTTCCGAGTTGCGACGCCTCCCGATTCGTCAAGTCGCCGACGAGCGCGTTCGCGACCGAAGTTCCGGCCGCGTCGTCGGTCGCGTAAAGGGTAACGGTTTCCGTTCCCTCGGCAAACTGCGATTGATCCTCGTAGGCGTCGACCATTGCTAAATGAGTCCTTGCGTTTCGATTTCGAACGCGCCGCCCGCGCCGCTGCCGTCGTCGGCGTTCGCGATCATTGCGTCGATCTCTTTTAGTTCGGCGTAGAGACTCATCTTGTAACCAACGTGGTCGAAACTTCGGCCCATTGCCGTTTGATTCACGCGCCCGCCTTGGCTCGTCGACGTTAAAGCGGCGAGTTCGGCAAGAATAGCCGACCGGCGCGTTCGTAGGTTTTCGAGGTCGCTTGGCATCGGCGGGAGTCCGAGAATTTACGCGGCGGAAAGGGTTTCGTTTCGACCACGTCGAGAACTATTCGGCCGCCGGTTGCCCGGCCGCCTTCGCGAGCCCGGCCTCGTAATCGCTTAGCGCCTGTGCGTAAGCGTCCGAACCGGGTTCGAGTTGATGAATGATCGGTTGCTCCGGCGTCGACCGAATGCCGCCGAGTTCTTTGTATTGGCTGAACGCGTCGGCCGCGTCGCGCGCAATAAAGAACCGTTCGCCGACGAGACAACGCGGGAGGAGAACGGAAAACGCCGAGAACCCTTCGAGCAACGCTCCGGCGTCGACGCTCGGGGATTGTTTGGAACTCTTCGACACGATGGGAACCTCCGGGAAACTTCGAGCAAACTAGAAAACCTCGGCGGCGTTGTTCGCGCCGCCGAGGTCGTTTCGATCCCACAAGCGCGGCCTAGTGGGTTTGAACCGAGACGTAACGCGGCTCGCGAACCGCGCCGATGCCCCGATAGTTGGCAAAGAACGCCGCGATTAAACCGCGATCGCGCATCGCCATTTCGTTAGCCGTAACCGGGTTGACCCGGAGCGGCCACGCTTCCATCCACTTGAACGCCTTGCGGAAGTCGCCCATATACCAACGGGCCTTGGCGTTCGCGTCGGAGAGGTTCAAACCCGCCGCGGCCGTGCAACGGTTCGCCGCGATCGGCGAATCGAGCAACTCGAAACGCGGGCCGTTCGAACCGTTCAACGGGTTCGGAGCGACTGTTAGCGTGTTCGTGTTCGTCGTTTGACGAACTTCGGTCGCGTTCAATACTTGGTAGAAATCCATTCGCCGCGAGGGGTGATGGATGATCTGAGTCGGCATAACGAGGATCTCTTTCCCCGTGACCGGATCGGTCATATTACGGAAGAGATCGAGCGCGTCGTCGACATCGTTGAAATCGCTCAACGGGTTCGATTGCGAGTTGATCCAAGGCGTCGACGGTTGGTAAGTGTTGTAACCCGTTCCGTTGTAAACGTAGGGGTTCGTTACGCCGAGGACGAGGTCGAGTTGGGTCAACTCTTTCAAGTATCCCAACTCCTCGCCGACGCCGGCGGCCGTGTCCATCACTTGCCCGGTGAGATCGTAGAAATCCGCCTCTTGCGTGACTTCGACGGCGAGCGCCTTCTCTTCGAGTTCCGGCGTCGTCACGTAGTGTTGGCCGAACCCGGCTCGCGGATGCGGCTCGCCCGGATTACGGGTTTGCGCCTTGTTGCCGATGCCCGTTACGCCGATGAACTTTTGGCCGTTCAATCGGGTCGGCTTTACCTCGACGAGTTTATCGCCGATGAAAAGCGGGTTCGCGAACTTCTCGATAACTTGGGCCTCAACGAGTCCGGCGGCCGTCGAAGTCCAAAGGGAGATTGCCGAGAACGCCGTCGGGTCGATGCCCGGCCCGGCTTCGAGCGCCGTCATGCCGCGGAACTCGAACCGTTCCGACTTGTCAAACAACGAGCGGGCGAAACCCTTGAAACCGAATTGATCGCCGATTGCCTCGGCGACTTCGACGAGATCGTATTCGGTCGGCTTGATCGAATCTGCCTTGATCGACGGCCGGCCGTATTCGTCGCGCGTGATGCCGACGGATTCGATAACCATCGTCGACATCGCCCGAACGCCTTTCAGCGTCGCGGCGCGATCGTCGAGGCCGTCTTTCTTGGCTTGCCCGGCGTGGCTTTCCATTACGCCGATTAGTTTTCGGGAGTTAATCATTTCCTCTACCTTGAAAAATGCGGGTTGCGTGATTTGTAAAACGTTCGAGTATCGGCAACTCGACGCCGAAGCGTCGAGGGTTGTTCACCCGACCGAGGCCGGGTCGTTTCGACTAGGTGTTGGCCGTGTAGATCGCGGCCCAGGTCGTGCCGTCCATGCATTCAAAGATCGAATGCGTCTTGCCTTCGATAGTTACGGCCGCGTCGGTCGTGCCGTCGTTGATGTCGCCGCCGGTGTGCGGGTACACCTTGAGGCCGTTCGTTGCGACGGACGAGTAAACGCTTACCTTCGCTCCGGGGAACCCGGTCGGCAAAATTACGCCTTTCGTTCCGTCGGCGGCGCTAACGATGTTCATTCCGTAGGACAACGCCGCGGCGTCGCCCGCCGTCGAACCGGCCGCGGCGACGGCCGCCGGAACCGGGTCGCGACGATTGCCGAGATCGCAAGCGACGCGGGAAAGGATTCGCGCCCAAACCTTAGTCGCGGCCGACGCCTTGCGTTCGGTCACGACGGCGACGGCGAGATCCGGGTTCGTTACCTTGCGGAGTTGTTGATCTTCGAGCGCGGTTCCGCTTGCCGCCTCGTCGGCCCCGAGGAGGTCGCCAATTTCGAACGTCGAAGAGACGACCGGGAACTCGTAAAGTCCATCGACTTGAACGCGAACGGTTCCGGCGGCCGTGTCGGTCGAGGAGCGGCTCGAATTGGCGACGCCGATAAACTTCGAGGCGAACAACGCTTGGTTCAGCGTTTCGCTAAGTTGATCGGTTTGAGACGATGCCGGCCGGGCGTCGTCCGTCTCTTGGTAAAGTAAATCCCCGATGTCGATGCCGAGGGAGGCATTCGCGACGAACGATTGAATCGCCTCGGCGACGGGTTTCTTGAGCGGGAAAATGTCTGCCATTTCTTCGGTTCCTTACACGGTTCTAAAAGTTGATTGGTTACGCTGCTTATCGATTTGCCGCCGTTACACGGCGAGCATTTACAAAGGGACGCGAGAACAAACTAGGATCGTAGCCAAGCGTTCCGGTCGGCCTCCGACTTGAACTCCTTCGGGACGTCGGCGGCCGACTCTTGAACGGTCGTTACGTCGGGCCGAGGAGCGCCGCCGGTTTGCTTGGCGTCGATCTTCGGGAGTCCCTTAACGAACTCGACGCGTTCGGCCTCCGATTCCAAGGCGACGGCCGCCGCGAGATCGACGTCGCGGAGGCGAACGTTTTCCTTCGTGGCAAGCGTGCGAACGGCGTCGCGGCGTTTCAGCTTGACGACCTCGGCCCGGAGATCGTCGACGGATTCGGTCGCGCCCTTTTCGGCCGGAGGTTCGGTCGGCTTCGATTCGGCCTTGGCCGTCAACTTATCGTAGGCCGCGAGGATCTCTTTGATCTTCGCAAGGGTCGCTTTCGAATCGAGCGATTCGTCGTCGAACGCGGCAATCGCGGCCGAACGGAAAGCGGCCTTGATTTGCGCGTCGGCCCCGGAACCCTCCGGCGCTTCGACGGCGAGATCCGGCGACATCGAGCCGCCGTTCATCATATCTTCAAGAACCGTCAACGACTTCGGTTCCGCGGCCTCGATCATTTGTTTCAACGTTTGCATCGTATCGCCCTCACTTTCAAAAACGCCTTTCGTGGTAGCGGGGACGTTTACGAGATCCACGCTATAAACCTTATCGATAGACTCGACGACGGTTTTCCCGGTCGAGTTTTTCCGCACGACGATGTCGGCATGATGGGAGAACCCGAGCAAGTTCGGCGTATTCTTGACGTCGAAAACGAATTGATCCGCTTGAGGATGTTTCGGGTTGTAATGGAGATCGGCGAACCCTTCGCCCTCTTGAACTCGATAGTTCTTGAGAACGCCGAGGCGCTCGCCGTAGCTGCCGGTTCGCGTCGCCGTCTCGCGCTTGTGGCCGACGTAAACGCGAGCGCCCTCGTAAGCGCCTTTCGCCTCGGTCACGGCCTTAGGCGAATACTCGTAGCCGTGGGCCGAGGTTCGACCGATAACCTTGACGCCGCGAATCACGTGATTCGTCTCGTCGATCCGGGACTCGTCGGCGCTTGCTTCGAGCGCAACGAACGAGGTTTCCTTGATCGAGTTCGTCGTCGTCGGCTTGCGGTTTGCGGTTCGCGCCATGGTTTCAATTCTCCTAAACTCGACGCCCGGCAATCGGTTCAAAACGGTAAACGATTTCACAACGGCAACCGATATGCGCCGGAGATCCGCCGGGAACCCGAGCGGCCCAACCGTTCGGGCCGAACTCTTGTCGCCCGTGCAACGGCCGGCAGATAGGACAAACGAGATCGTCCTTTGCCGTTTGCCAAATGCCGACGGTTCGCACGGCCAACCGAGCGCCGATAGTTCGAGCCGCGATCCGGTCGGCTTGCGACCCGGTTCGGGTAACTTCGGTGATCGACGCCGAGGCGGCCCGGCCCGGCGAGAAGAGAAACGACGTCGAGGCCGAACCCGGCGAGATCGGACGACGAGCAAGCGCCGCGGCCGTGTTTTGCGCCATTCCGCGAGCAAGGGTCGGAGCAACCGAGGCGATGTAAAGCGCCGCCGCCTCTTCGGCCTCTTTGTCGATGTCGACCTTTTGAGTTCCGGCAAGCGCCCGAGCCGCGTCGACGTAAACGTTCGTCAACGTTTGCGAGAATGCCGCCGTCGCCTCTTCGGTGAATCGAGCGAAGTCGGGACGGCCGGCGTCGACCGATGCGCCGAGCGAACCCAGGGCGAGCGCGAGCAACGTCGCGAGTTCCTTTTCTCGTTTGGTTCGTTCGACTATCGGCATTGCTACGGATAACCCCGGAAGTCGGTGCAAAGTTTGCGAACGGCGTCGTCGACCGATTCGGAGGCCGGGACGTTCCCGGGGAGGTTGCCGTCGACGCCCGGAACCGGCGAGAGATCCGGTTTCGCTCCGGCGTCGACCTCGGCCGCATGATCGAGGCCGTCCCGTTGCGCCATGGTTGCAACCGATAGCGCCCCGGCTCGTCGGAGAATGTCGTCGGCCGCGATCTCTTTCGCCCGGTCGCGGGTTGCCACGCTCGGCGGGTCGATCTTCAAATAGATCAACGCTTGCAACTCGGCGAACGATCCGACCCACGGCGAGAACGCGCCGGCCTCGAAACGAATCCGAATCACTTTCCAAAAGAGATCCCGGAAAACGTTCGAATAAACGAGTTGATCGGCCTCGCGCGCCTTGACGAACGGCGATTCGGCGACGAGCGCCGAGGCGAGGTTAGCGTTCGAGGCGTCGCCCGAGATCATATACTCCGGCATATTCCAACGAACGCCGACGTAGCGCAAGGCCGCTTGGATAACCTCGATAAACCGCGGCGCTCGTTCGGAACCGAGGGGGCCGCTTGTGTATTTTTGCCCGGCGCTTACTTCGAGAACCGTATTCGGTTCGAACCGCCGTTGATAGAGCGAACGGGTCGAACCTCCGGCCGTCGGGATTTGCGCCGTTCGTGTCGCCTTGTCCGATTGCTGCCGAATCGCTTGGTCGCGGGTGACCCCGTCGGCGTATTCTTTGATGTAAGCAATCGCGGCTTGCGTCGCCGAACCCATCGCCGTATTGCGGAGCAACTTCTCCGAATGCGCGAGGAACTCGGAGCAAGCGTAGAAATCGGAAATGCCGCGCTTGACGCACGCATCGACGTTGCGTTTAACGTGAACAACTCGCGACGCCGGTAGGTAATCCCAATTCGTTCCGGCCGCGTTCCAAACGAAATGATAGCCGAGCGCCTCGTTCGTTCGTCCCTCCGGCGTATGCACGCCGAACGACCACGACGACGGCCCGGAGCATTCCGCCAAACCTTGGTCGAAAATCCAATCTTCGAGTTGGCGCGTTCGGGCCGTCGGCTCGGTGAGTTGCGAGGGTTCGACGAACGTTGCTCGAACGTTGCCGCATGCCGTCGGCCGGAGCGTCGCGAGCGCCTCGCCGTGTCGTCGCGATCGATGATCGAGTTCGCGGTCGAACGTTTTCCGGGATCTC